TTATAAAGGCAATTTACATTTTGCTGAATCAGGCAGAGCATCTGTAGAGTTTTGGTTAAGCAAAGCTATGAACCAAGGCATTCAAGTTGAGGTTGCGCATACAAGTTATTTGCTTGACACAGCAGTTCCCGCAGATGAAAAGCTTTATGGTTATCATAGGCTAGATGATCCTTTGGTTGTTATTACAGATGAGAATGGAATATTGATTGCTAAAAAAAGAAGTCAAGTTGTTCAATACAAACAAGAACAAGAGCCTGTTTTAATTGATAAGCATGACAGCCACCTTAAGAAAAATAAAGTAGGAGAGCCTAACAAATGGTAATGAGTTATAAAGCTGGTCCAGAGCTAGGCGTAATAGAGGTTCATACAACAGATGAAGGAGGACACTCTACTGAGTTTTGGGCAAAGCGTTGTATAGAAAAAATGATTCATGTTAGTGATGATGCGCCTGAAGAAATAAAAAAACAGGTGCAGACCTACAAAGACAATATAGAAAAACTTATTGAACTATATATGCAAAATGCTATAAAATCTGATAGGATTACAATTAATAATCAATTAGATAAAGCAGGCTTAAAAGAGGCTGCCGATTTAATTAGGAAACTATAATATTATGGCAATTACATCAACACTTACAACCAGCTTTAAAAAAGAGCTTCTTCTTGGCAATCATAACTTTGCTACCAATGGAGATGCTTTTAAATTAGCCTTGTATACTTCATCAGCTACTTTAGGAGCTACCACAACTTCTTTCACTACTACAGGTCAAGCATCTGGTACTAACTATTCTTCAGGTGGAGGAACTTTAACTAAAGTTGCACCTACAAGTTCTGGTACTACAGCTTTTACCGATTTTGGTGATTTGACTTTTAGTACAGCTACAGTAACAGCTAGAGGATGTATGATTTATAACAGCTCTGACAGTAACAAATCAGTAGCAACAATTGACTTTGGTGGCGATAAAACATCTACCGCTGGAGACTTCACTATTGTATTCCCAGCAGCAGCAGCTTCTACAGCGATTATAAGAATCGCCTAGCCTTAAATGGCTATCATTAACGGTTGGGGTAGAGGCACGTGGGGCCAACTCACGTGGGGCGAACCCATCCCCGTTACTCTTTCAGCGCCTTCAGCGGCAACTTCTGCTTTAGGTACTGTATCCGTTGTAGCAAAAGCAAAAGTATTACCTAGCGGCCTATCAGCAACATCTACTAATGGTGGCGTTGCAGTTGATGCTGGCGGTGTGATTGGAGTTAATGGCTTTGCTGGCGTATCAGCGGTTGGAACTCCAACAACTGTATCTACCAATAATATTAGCGTAAGTGGATTAGCGGCCACATCTGCTCTAGGAGCGCCCGGAGTAAACGGTCAAGCTGTAGCATCAGTTGCAGGACTAACATCAACTCTTGGTTCAGTATCAGTAGATGTAGATGGTGAAGCGAATGTTGCAGTTACAGGCGTAGCAGGAACAAGTGCTATAGGAACAGCTACCACCATAACTGATAATAGATTTAATGTTGGCGAACTGGTTAATCAGATGGTCACTAATGATCCGTTTGTTAATCCAACGGTTAACGCAGCATGCAATTTTACAATAACAGGCGTATCAGCTACAGGAGAACTAGGCCATACATTTAAATGGCAAGATATTGACGAATCTCAGACGCCTAATTGGACAGACGTAGCTGCATAATTTAATATACAATAAGCAATTTAAAATGGCATAATAAATGCTCAGAGGTAAGAAATGGCAACTTATGTAAATAATTTAAGGCTCAAAGAAATCGCTACAGGTGACGAAAGCGGAACTTGGGGTACTTCTACAAATACCAACTTAGAATTAATTGGTGAAGCTCTTGGTATAGGTACTGAAGCTATCACTACTAACGCAGATACTCATACAACTACAGTCGCAGACGGATCAGCAGATGCTGGTCGAGCCATGTATCTTAAATATACAGGCACGTTAGATTCAGCTTGTACGATTACGATTGGTCCAAATACTATGAAGCGAGTTCAAATAATTGAAAACGCTACAAGTGGATCTCAAAATATTATTATTTCGCAAGGTTCAGGAGCTAATGTAACTATTGCTGCTGGAAAAGTGGCTATCGTTCAATTAGACGGAGCAGGTGCAGGAGCAGCAGTTTTAGATGTACTTACTGATTTACAACTCTCTGACAGTTTAACTTTAAACGGTCCAACACTAACTATAGGTGATGCAACAGCCGAAGATACTAAAATAGTATTTGACGGTAATGCTCAAGATTATTATGTAGGACTTGATGATAGTGCTGATGATTTAGTTATAGGTTTAGGTTCAGCAGTAGGCACAACTCCTGGTATTTCAATAGATGAAAACCAGTTTGTTACTATGCCTAAAAAAGTTACAGCTTCTACTTCAGCTAATATTAGCCAAGTAGCCATTACCTCAAGCTCTAACGCAGTAGCTTGGGATGCAAGAGCAGCCGCAAATGCATATCATGTTACAACTGAGAACACCACGTTTTCAGCCCCAAGTAACGCTGTAGAAGGTGCAATTATTTCTGTAGAAATAGCTCAAGGCGGAACAGCTAGAACAATCGCTTGGAATACAGTTTTTGAATTTGCTGCCAGTACAGCCCCTACCATTACAGCTACAGCCAACAAAACAGACATACTAGCCTTTCGTTATAATGGCAGCGTCTGGCAGGAAATCGGTAGAGTTCAAAATCTAGCACAAACCTAATATGGAAATATTCGTTTGGTTGCTATATCACAATCAAGAAATTGGTTTGGCGTGTACAACATTTATTATTTATAAAATTTTTAAGGAAGAAAATGGAAACGCTACAGCGTACAGCGAATAGAGGTAGCCTAGCTACTGGATATGATATTGACCATTCTTGTAAGTTTGAAGATATGAATGATGAATATCTTTATAGAACAAATGTTTCAGGAACAAATACGAAAACTTGGACTGTAAGTTGGTGGTTTAAAACAACAGAACTAGGAAGCATACGTGGCTCTTATCTTGAACATTGGCAAGGTGGGGTTTATGGTGAAGCAACAAGAGCAGGTATTGACCAGTATGATAGATTGTGGGTTGATGTAGGCGGTGGTGATGGTAATGCTGGAACTCTTTTTAGAAGTCTATCTACGCAGCTCATCAGAGATGTTTCGGCTTGGTATCATATTTGCATAGCTTGTGATAGTACACAAAGCACCGAAGCTGATAGATTAAAAGTTTGGTTAAACGGTGTAGAAGTAACAACGTGGGACCAACACCAAATTCCTACTCTAAATTTTGCAAGTGCTATTGCAGGTTTTGGTGGAATACAAATGAAGTGGGGTTCTTATGATTCAACTTACCACGGATATTCAGGGTATCTTGCAGAATGTCATTATCTTGATGGTGTTACTAAAGTGCAAACAGACTTTGGTGAATTTGATGAAGATAGTGGTATTTGGAAACCTAAAGCCTATACAGGCACTTATGGCACGAATGGCACTTATTTAGACTTTGCAGATGCTTCAGACTTAGGTGATGATGAAAGTGGTAATGGTAATGATTATACAGAAAACAATATCTCAGCAGCAGACCAAGCTTTAGACACGCCAACAAACAATTTTTGTACCCTTCTTGCTACCTCTCCTTCAGCTAGTTATTACAAAAGAGTAAAAGACGGTGGTACATCTTATCAATCTGTTACAAATGCTTGGACAACTTGCTGGTCTACAATACCTCTTTACTCAGGTAAATGGTATGCAGAATTTAAAAGAACCGCAGAAGGTTCAGGTAGTAATATTTTTGTAGGTGCTGGTGGTATGGACGAAAACCTTTATTACTATAATTTAAACTATGTAGGCAATAATGGAAACGGAACTACTTTTTCAGTAGGTTTGTATAGCCAAAATGGAGATTTTTATAGTGGCACAGGTGTTACTGGCTCAAGTTACTCTACTGGAGATATTTTATGTTTAGCTGTTGACCAAGATAACGGAGCTATTTATTTTAGAAAAAACGATGATGCTTGGATGGGAGACGGAACTAACGCAGGAAACCCTGCTAGTGGTGCAAGTAGAACAGGCGCACAAATTATAGATTGGGGAACTGCTACAAATATAGCGATTTCTAATTATTCAAACAATGATGAAACTGAAGCTAATTACGGTGGCTTTAGTTGTATGTCAAACAGTAGGACTTATAGTGATGACAACGGTTATGGTTTGTTTGTTTATGAGCCGCCTACTGGTTATTTAGCGATCTGTTCAAAAAATTTAACGGAGACAGGATAATGCCTTATTCAAGTTTTGATGACCCAACTGCACATTTTCAAATTGCTCCTTATACTGGTAATGGCGATAGTGCTGACGATACAAACGCAATTACTAATACTGGCAATAGTGATATGAAACCTGATTTTACTTGGTTTAAAAGAAGGGATTACGATAACCAACATTTGTTATTTGATTCAACAAGAGGGGTTACTAAATACATAACTTCTGATAGAAATGATGCAGAGGGAACTCTAGCAGATAGGCTAGTTTCTTTTGATACTGATGGGTTTACTGTAAAAAGTAGTTCAGGAGCTATTAATGCTGAAAACGAGCCTTTTATTTGTTGGCAATGGAAAGCCAATGGTGGTACAACATCTACAAATAATGATGGTGCAACAGCTTCTACGGTACAAGCTAATACCGATGCAGGATTTAGTATTGTTACTTGGACTGGTACAGGTTCAGCTACAACTTTAGGACATGGTTTGGGTGTAGCACCTGCTATGTTAATCGTAAAAAATAGAACTACAGCAGTTGATTGGGCTGTTTATCACAAAGATTTAACAGATGCAGGGTATGTACTAGCTTTAAACTCAACAGATGCTCAAGCTGATAGTGGAACAAACAGATGGAATCATACTGACCCAACCTCAAGCGTATTTTCTGTAGGTGCAGGACAGCAAACAAATCAAAACACTAATAGCATGATTTGTTACGCTTTTGCAAACATAAAAGGTTTTAGTAATATGGGAAGCTACATTGGCAATCAAGACTCTAACGGAATGATGTTGTATTGCTCTTTCCGACCAGCTTTTGTTATGATTAAAAAATGGACTGATACAGGTCCTTGGAATATTTTTGATGACAGAAGAGGAACAACCTCAGGAACTATTGGTTTTAATGAAGATTATTTACCAACAATACAAGCAAATGCTGTTACTGCCGAATTTTCAAATTTATTACAAAGTATAGACATTTTAAGCAATGGTTTTAAAATACGAACTAATCAAGCGGATATAAATCAAGTAGGTCAAAAGTATATATACATGGCTTTCGCTAAACATCCTTTTGTTACTTCAGGAGGAGTTCCAGTCGTTGCTTTTTAAACTAGGTAAATTAATTAATTTGAGGTAATATAGAAATCATGTGGGCATCAGTAGATACAGACAATAACGTAACCAAGGTTTATGCAAACCCAACAGCTATTACTTATGGGGATGTAAATTATCCGCAAAACGTAATGTCTTCTTGGACTAATGACGAGTTAGCAACAATAAAGGTTTATCCAGTTGTAAAAGATTCAAGCAATTACAAAGACCCTAGTTACTACAAAAACACAATTGAAACTTTTACATATTACGATAGCGTAAGCGTAGATAGTACAACTTATACGAATACGGTAGTAGGAGCTTACGGAACAGCAACGCCTCAGTCTTTGGACGATACAACAGATAGTGAAGGCAATACTATTCCAGGATTAAAGTCTCAAGCGATTACAAATCAACAATCTCAAGCGTATGCGATACTTCAACCTTCTGATTGGTATGTAGTGCGTAAGTCTGAAAATAGCGTAGCCATACCTACTGATTGGGACAATTGGAGAGAGTCTATTAGAACCACTTGTCAAAGCCAAGTAACGATGATTAACGCTTGTACAACGGTTCCTGAGCTACAGGCTTTGTATGTATATAACGATGCAACGCCACCAGTTAGACCGTTGCCTGTATTCCCACCATCCCCTGATCAAACTTCATAGGAGTAAATTATGAAAAATGTGTATTTAATTTTAATTGGCTTATTTGCCACCTCATGTGCAACAGTAGGTTCAGTTATTGATGGCGGAAAAAATATTGCTATGACTACAGTTGATACAACTGTAAAAACTGCTGGCTCTATTTCAAGTGCAGCATTAAAAGATGTTAGTGGCGTTGTTAATACAGTAGCTGAAACTTACGATGGCGTAATTGATACAGTTGTTGAAAACATTGACGAGCAAACTGACGAACTTCAAGACAAACCTGAGGAATCTAAATAATGGACGTATTAATACCTTTAGCTATTATGGTGCTTGTTATTGCACTATCTATGAGAAAATTCAAACCTGAGCTTTGGGAAAAAGCAGTCTCTAAATTTAAGAAGTAACATGTCTTGGTGGAAAAAAGTAGTATATTTTTTTACGCCTCTTAGTTCAGCAGAACTACCCAATCCTTTAAAAGAGGAGATGGAAACCGTTAGGGCTAGAAACAAAAAAGGCAGGTATGTTGCTGACGATCCTAGCACTCCAGACGTAAACGAAGCTTACACTCAAGTTCCAAAAAAAAGAGGCCGACCTCGTAAGAAAAAATAATGTATGAGTACAGTTGCCAGGTCACTAGGGTGGTTGATGGTGACACTATTGACGTTGATCTGGATCTCGGTTTTAATATTCATCATAAATGTCGTGTACGTTTATACGGTATTGACACTCCCGAGTCCCGGACTCGCGACAAAGACGAAAAAGCTAGAGGCAAACTAGCTGCTAAGTTTTTAGAAGACGCCATATCAAATGGCAATCAAACTTTAATTCAAACCAAACTAAAAGATTCTAAAGGAAAATTCGGTAGAGTTTTGGGTTCTGTTATAGTTGATGGAATAGATATTAATAAAAAAATGGTTGAAAATTATATGGCGGTTAAATATGAAGGACAAAGCAAAAAAGATATTGAAGCCCAACACTTATTAAATAGGGAAAAATTAATTTCTTTAAATAAATTTACTTCAGTCCTCAGATAATGGATGCAGTATCTGTCATTACAGAATTGGGCTTTCCAATAGCAGCGGCCTTGGGACTAGGTTTTTTTGTTTGGAAACTTATTAATAGAATTATTGATGGAATGGAAACAAAGTTAGATACTTTGGATGAAAAAGTTCAAACAAGTTTAGATACAATGGAAGAAAGAGTATCGACAAAGTTAGACTCACAATATGGAATTATAGTTAGCTTAATTGACAGAGTTAGAGCTATGGATAATCAAAGCATTAGGCAAGATGTTTTACTAAAAACTTTGTTAGGAGTTCCAAATTTAGTAGATATAGACAAAATAGCAAAAGCAGATAGAGATGACCAAAGAAAGGATTAGTTACAAAAATTAAACAAATTCATAATAGTAGATTTAAATTTTAGTCAAGGATATACTTTAACTTTTACATATAATCATGAAATTTAATTTAATAAAAAATGTAGTAGGAGCGCTGGCTCCAACCCTAGGATCAGCTTTAGGAGGTCCTTTAGGTGGCCAAGCAGCGTCCGTTATTGCTGGTGTGCTTGGATGTCAAGCAGATCCAAAATCTATTAACAAAGCTATTCAAGCGGCCACTCCAGAACAAATGTTAGAACTTAAAAAAGCTGAACAAGATTTTGAGCTTCAAATGAAAGAGCTAGATGTAGATATATTTAGACTAGAAACAGTAGAAAAACAAGATGCTAGAAAAACTTTCAACAAAGATTGGACAGCTAGAGTTATGGGTATTGCTGTTGTTGGTGGTTTTATGGGATACATATTTCTAGTAACACTACAACCACCTGAGCAAAACTCTGAAGCTTTAATTAATTTAGTGTTAGGATATTTAGGTGGATTGGCTTCAGCAGTTATATCGTTTTACTTTGGAGCATCCAATACGGGTGATAAAAAGGATGACGAATAGAAACACAGTTCAATCCGTTGCATCAGATTTAAAATCTCATGAAGCAAAATGCGAGGAAAGGTGGAAGACAATATTTAAAGAAACAGAAGAAATAAAAGCAGAAGTTTCAGACTTAAACAAAACTTTAAAAATGGCGGTGTTTGGATGTTTCGGATTTTTAGGAACCTTGTTAATAGCATTAATATCAATAATCTTTCCCCTAAATTAATGCACACTTCAGACGAAGGGTTTGATCTTATAAAAAAATTTGAAGGTTGTGAGCTTGAAGCTTATCAGTGTGTTGCAGGTGTTTGGACTATAGGATATGGCCATACTAAAGATGTACAAGAGGGTGATAGGTGGACTGAAGAAAAAGCAGAATTTATGTTATGGCGTGAGCTTGATGACGAGTATGAACATTATGTTAATTCTCTTGTTACAGTGCCAATGAATCAATGTCAGTTTGATGCTTTAGTTTCTTGGGTATACAATCTAGGTCCAGCTAATTTAAAAGTATCTACTTTGTTAAAAAAATTAAATGCAGGAGATTATAACGAAGTTCCTACACAAATAAAAAGATGGAATAAAGCAACTGTAAATGGTGAGCGCAAAGTAATACCTGGCCTTACAAGAAGAAGAGAAGCAGAATCTTTAATGTTTGAAGGAAGGGACTGGCAACATATATAACGGAGGCTAGATGTCTGAATCCTCCGCTAGGATATCATTAGCAGGAGAATATCTAGCAGCATCTTACATGCTGAGATATTGTGACTCTGTAATACCTACACCTCCGGGACACAAAGCAG